CCCCCCCGTGCCTCTTTACTTATCTCTTCACTGTGGCGGCTGACATAGATCTTAAAAATGTCGGCCTCCTTGCCAGGAAGAGAACCTCGCACGACTTCATTGATCACGGAAATGAGTGGTCTAAGTCCGTTGAAGTCTTCATTGTCTCCATCACCTACACGTCCCAGGACCTTGTGGTTCCCCGACATTAGACCGACATTAAGGAAAGGAATTTCCCTTGGTATCGGTTTAGGGGAGTCCAAGTCAAAGTCGACTGAGACGGAGTTGATGTTTGCATACCTCCTATGGTGATAGGCCTTACCAGGTGAAAAGGCCAGTCCCATCTTGGCACCGAGTTCCTGGTGCAGGTCCCACTCTTCTCGATTCCCGATGTAAATCATGTCATCGCCGTTCACAAGAACTTGGCTGAGACATGCTCGGGCTTCTTTGGGAGTGAAGGGACCACGCACCCGGTCACGGACCAGGAGGTAGAGAGCAAGATTTGCGAGGCAAAGGACGGGAAATGAAAGGATGGAACCCATCAATTGACCATTCTTCTGCATGACTGGTGGCACCGTAGTGTCCCTCTCAATGGGCCTCCAGTGAGCACCCTTTTTGCCCAGCTGTTTCGTGCTGGGAATCCACTCTAGAGCGAGACTGCCATCGCTCTCCCTAGCGTCTTCAGACGTCTTGGGATACTCTATCATGTGGGGGGCAAGAACGCCCAACAACACTGAATAGAGTTGTGGATTGTCTCCGTAGAGACCAGAAAGGAGTTCACTGAGGATATCACTGGAGATCGTCGCCGACAGACCGTCGGTCGCAGATTTATAGTCGATTGAAAGGATCTCATCGTCTTCTGACAGGCCATAATGTTCCACGTGTGAATCGTAAAGATCGCACAACATGGTTGGGCAAAATGGCTTGCCAATGAGACGGAATGGGTCCATCTTCCTCATCCGAGAATGCAGAGCTTTCTGGACTGGTTTTCCAAGATAGTACGGAATGCTAGGTCCTTTGGAGATAGTTCTCACCTTGAAAGGTTCGAGAACCCCTTGGACTTTGGCATGTAGTACTGGCACCTTCGTGGTGTCCCTAATGTACTTATCCAGTCTTGAGTTCAGCTCTGCTAACTCACCCTCCCTGATTACCGTGTGTGTCACATGCCCGGCACGGACCTTTCGGTCCTTGAGTGACACACAATTTTCCACTTGTAATCGGGAGATTGTCCCCAATTCGCGAGGTTCACACTCTTTGCGAATCATCCGGCGGATATGGCCTGCTTGTCCACCCTTTTTACGGGAGGATTCATAGCTGGCAGACTCCGAAGCCTTATGAACTTCTTTCGAGGGGTTCTGAAAGAAGGCTTGGAGATCCGCGGTTAGCCCAAAGTCCTTCTTGGGTTTACC